TTAGTAAACAATAATGTTTCTGTATTAAACGGTGAAAGTGTAGGCATGAACACTACAAACTTAGTTCAAAGTAATTTAAATAGAACACAGCCGTTTAGCAATTATAGTATGTTTTATGATGCAGTAGATGTTTACTCTACTTTTGACACTCAAATATCGTTAGATGCTTCAGATAATTTTACTTGGAGTTTTTGGATAAAACCAGTTTATAATTCAATATCTGATATGGTTTTGTTACGTGCTAGTGCTACTTCTATAACTGCTAATAATACCATGCTACTAACATACTCTGGTGGTAATTGGAGAATAAAATGGGATAATGCTAGTGGTAATTTTACAACTGGATATGTAATGCCAAATAATGAATGGAGTCACGTTGCTTTAAGTATTACTCAAGGAACGGGAACTAGATATGCATATATTAATGGAGTTCAAGATTCAGCAAACGCAGCTGTTACTGGAATAACATCACAGTGGTTAGGTTTTAGTAGTGAAAATACTACAAATGATTTTGAAGGTTATTTGTCACAATGTGCTTATTGGGACACTAATTTATCTACAACAGAATTAGCTGCTTTATACAATAATGGAGTTCCACAAGATTTAAGAAACTTTAACGTACAACCTACACAATATTGGCCAATGAATCAAGATTACAGTTATTGGGATGGAAGTGTTTGGACAAATAGAGAGATTATATCTGGTAATGACTCTACAACTGTAAACACAGCTGTTATAAATGCATTCGTAGGTAATGCACCTGGTTCAGAAGCTAATGGAACTGGAACTAATTTAACTATTGCAGATTTAAAAGGTAATATGTACGCTAGTAAAAATAACGCATATAGTATTAATATGGCTGACTACGCTGATGGCGTAACTAATCCAGCTAACTCAGGTAGGTCAACAGAAGTACCTTCAGTTTAAAAAATAAGTAAAAATGACTACATATATAGTGATAGATATAGATACGCAGACTGCTTTAATAGATTTCAGTCAGATCAATACAACAAGTTCCCAAACTATGAGAAGAAATGTAGCTAACACACAAGCTATGCTCTCATATCAAGTAACTCCTAGTTTTATAACTAACGGGCGTATTGATCCACTCATGACTTTAGATCATGAACAAGCAATAGCGCTGCTACAGACTCCAGACTGGACACCACCAGAACCTGAAGAGTAAAACAAAATAATAATTAAATTTAATCAAATGAAAATAAAGGAAGAAGAGTTAACAACTATTAAAGAACAGCAAGAAAAAATAAATTCAATACTGCATCAATTAGGTTACTTAGAAAGTCAAAAGCACGGGTTACTACACGAGCTAGCTTCAGTAAACCAAGATGTAGAAGAGTTTAAAAAAGTTCTTGAAAAAGAGTATGGTGCTGTTAATATTAATTTAGAAGACGGTACATATACTGAAATAGAAGAAGAAACACCAGTAGCTGCTGTATAATGTCTAGTATAATCAGAAAGATTAGTATTGGATCTGATTACAAGAACGATGCTATGCATTATTCAGTTGGTCAAGAAGTGTACGGTGGTCATACCATTTGCGATATAATAAGTGAAGATTCAGACGGTGAATACTTAATATACATAACTAAAAATGATGAAGTATTACCTTGGAAAAAGTTTAATCGCAATATGGCAATAGCAGTTGAATACGATCTTCAGTATTGATGAAAAGCTTGTACCAATTTATTGTTAAACCTAAAAAAGAAAGGTACGACAATATACGGAAAGTTGGTGATAATCAACTTATTATTAATAGTAATATTGAAGATCATCGTTTTGTTAGTAAAAAAGCTGTAGTCGTTTCTACACCTGCAGCTTTTGATACTGATATAAAACCAGGTGATGATATCTACGTACATCACAATATATTTAGAAGATGGTATAATCAAAGAGGTCAAGAAAGAAACTCTTCTACTTTTTTCAAAGATGATTTATACTTCGCGCATTTAGATCAAATATATATGTATAATCTTAAGTGCCATTTAAACTATTGTTTTGTAAAACCAATAAAAGAAATAGACATTTTAAAAGCATCTAAAGAAAAAGAACACTTTGGTATATTAAAGTATTCTAATAGTTCCTTAGAACGCGTAGGATTGAAACCTGGAGACCTTGTAGTTTTCACCCCTAACTCAGAGTTTGAGTTTATTATAGAAGGTGAAAGACTTTATTGTATGAAATCAAAAGATATAGCTATAACTCATGAACACGAAGGAAACGAGGAAGAATATAATCCAAGCTGGGCGAAAAGCAGTTGATGAACTAATCAAAGTAGCTGAGGAAAAAATTATTACTCACACAGAGGATGACGTATCAGCTGATCGTTTAAAAAATGCAGCAGCAACTAAAAAGCTTTGTATAATGGATGCTTTTGAAATACTGCAACGTATTGAAGAAGAGGAAGCTATATTGAATGGCGAAACTAAAGAAACTAAAAAAGAAGAAAGAAGTTTTAAAGGTTTTGCTGAAGGGAGGAGTAAGTGAGTTACGAGCAAACACTTTGGAAAGAGCTACCAGATGTTATAAATCCTAAATATCTTAAAAAACAAAATAGATATAAAAAATGGGAGTATGGTTATAACGCTGAGTATGATTTTGTTTGTATAAGTAAAAATGGTACTATTGGATCAGTCATTGAAATACAAAACTTACGCATTGCTTTACCAAAAGCAAATGAACCGTATAAACGAAGCGAAGATAAAAAGAAACAATATTGGGAAAGATTTGAATACCCAAAAGAATTACAAAGAATAAAAAGTAGATTTGATTGGGAAGAATATCCAGTTGAATTTAAAGAGAAATGGTACGATTACATAGATGAAGAATTTAAGCGAAGAGAAGAAGGTTTTCATTTCTACAACAATGGCAATACTGTATATATTACTGGTACTCATTACATGTACCTGCAGTGGTCAAAAATCGATGTTGGAGCCCCTGAATATAGAGAAGCAAATAGATTATTTTTTATATTCTGGGAAGCATGCAAAGCAGATAACAGATGTTATGGAATGTGCTACCTCAAAAACAGACGGTCTGGTTTCTCCTTTATGGCATCAGCAGAACTTGTTAACTTGGCAACAATCTCAAGTGATTCAAGATTTGGTATATTATCCAAGTCAGGAGCAGATGCTAAAAAAATGTTTACAGATAAAGTCGTACCAATATCCGTTAACTATCCGTTTTTCTTCAAGCCGATCCAAGATGGTATGGACAGGCCAAAGACTGAGTTGGCATATCGTGTTCCGGCATCAAAACTTACTAGAAGAAAACTGGAAGAAAATATTAAAGCTTTAGATTTACAAGGTCTAGATACAACTATTGATTGGAAAAATACAGGCGATAACTCTTACGATGGTGAAAAGCTAAAGTTATTAGCACACGATGAGAGTGGTAAATGGGAAAGACCTGATAACATATTAAACAACTGGAGAGTTACAAAAACTACATTAAGACTAGGATCAAGGGTTGTAGGTAAATGTATGATGGGCTCAACATCAAATGCATTAGACAAAGGTGGCGACAACTTCAAAAAACTCTACTACGATTCAGACGTTACGAAAAGAAATAGAAACGGACAAACAGCTTCTGGACTCTACTCTTTATTCATACCTATGGAGTGGAACTACGAAGGATTCATGGATTCTTATGGACTTCCTATATTCACAACGCCAAAAGATCCAATCCTCGCTATCGACAATACGCCAGTTGACATCGGAGTCATCGAGCACTGGGAAAACGAAGTAGATGGTTTAAAGCATGATGCTGATGGTTTAAATGAATATTATAGGCAGTTTCCACGTACTGAGCAACATGCTTTTAGAGACGAAACTAAAAACAGTTTATTTAACTTAACTAAAATATATCAGCAAATAGATTATAACGAGGAGTTAGATAACCAAAGAGCTGTAACAAGAGGTAGTTTTTCTTGGTCAAGAGGTATTAAAGATACAAGAGTTATTTTTACACCGAACAAAGATGGAAGGTTTTTGATATCATGGGTACCACCTAAACATTTGCAAAATCGAGTGATTATAAAAAATAACATGAAAGTACCTGCTAATGAACACATAGGTGCTTTTGGTTGTGACTCTTATGATATATCAGGGACTGTAGATGGTAAAGGATCTAACGGGTCATTACACGGGTTAACTAAATTTAGTATGGAAGATGTACCACCTAATCACTTCTTTTTAGAATATATAGCTAGACCTCAAACAGCTGAGATATTTTTTGAAGATGTTTTAATGGCTTGTATTTTTTACGGTATGCCTATACTTGCTGAAAATAACAAACCAAGATTACTTTACTATTTTAAAAGAAGAGGTTATAGAGGTTACTCTATGAATCGTCCTGATAAAGTGTGGAATAAACTTTCACCTACAGAAAAAGAAATAGGTGGTATACCAAACACGAGTGAAGACATTAAGCAAGCGCACGCTGCTGCTATTGAAAGTTACATAGAACAATATGTGGGTGAATCAGAAGCTGGATACGGTGATATGTACTTTCAAAAAACATTAGAAGATTGGGCACAGTTTAATATAAATAACAGAACTAAGCATGATGCTTCGATTAGTTCTGGTTTAGCCATTATGGCTTGTAATAGAAATATGTATAAACCAGTTGCTGATAGAAAATTAAAATCAATGGACTTAGGAATTAAAAGATATGATAACACAGGTTATATTTCAAAAATAATATAAATGATAGCTAACGCAAATTATTACAGTTCTTTTCCAGATCAGGTAGTACCTGACGCGGAGAAAGCTACATATGAATACGGTTTAAGAGTCGGTCAAGCTATAGAATATGAATGGTTTAGAAATGACAGAGGTTGGTATGATAGATTTAATACTAACTACAATCATTTTCATAGATTAAGATTATACGCTAGAGGAGAACAATCAATACAAAAATACAAAGATGAATTATCTATTAATGGTGATTTATCATATTTAAATCTAGATTGGAAACCAGTACCTGTAATACCTAAGTTTGTAGATATATTAGTTAATGGTATGTCACAAAGAACTTACGACATAAATGCTTACGCTCAAGATCCTGAGTCCACTCAAAAAAGAACTAAATACGCTGAGTCAATAATGAATGATATTGTTACTCAGCAATACTTACAAGAAGTAAAACAATTAACAGGTCAAGATTTAAGTGAAGGTCCTAAAGGTGACAAAGTACCTAAAAGTTTAGATGATTTAGATGTTCATATGCAATTAGATTATAAACAATCTATAGAAGTTGCAGAGGAAGAAGCTATAAATTACGTGTTAGACAAAAACAAATATGATCTTATAAGAAGAAGAGTTAATTATGATCTTTGCGTATTAGGTATAGGTGCATTAAAAACAATATGGAATAGATCTGAAGGAATTAAAGTAGAATATGTAGATCCATCTTGTTTAGTATATTCATATACTGAAGATCCTAATTTTGAAGATATATATTACGTTGGTGAAGTAAAATCTATTAGTATACCTGAACTTAAAAAACAATTTCCATATCTTACACCTAGTGATATGGAAGAAATACAAAAGTATCCAGGCAATCAAAATTACACTAGAAACTGGAATGGTAGATATGATGATCAAACTGTTCAAGTACTTTTCTTTGAATATAAGACTTATACCAATCAAGTTTTTAAAATAAAACAAACAGCTAACGGTTTAGAAAAAGCATTAGAAAAACAAGATACTTTTGTAGAAGCTCCAGAAGGAGATGATTGGAAAAAAGCGTATAGATCTATTGAGGTTTTATACAGTGGTGCTAAAATATTAGGTTTTGAAAAAATGTTACATTGGGGTGAAGCAACTAATATAACAAGACCTGAGTCTGATATTTGTAAAGTTAATATGAATTATACCATATGCGCTCCTAGAATATATAAAGGTCGTATTGATTCATTAGTAAATAGAATAACTACATTTGCTGATATGATTCAATTAACACATTTAAAGCTTCAACAAGTAATGTCACGTATAGTACCTGATGGTGTATATGTAGATATGGATGGCTTGAATGAAGTAGATCTTGGTAATGGAACAAGTTATAATCCAGCAGAAGCATTAAACATGTATTTTCAAACTGGTAGTATTGTAGGGCGTTCATTTACACAAGATGGTATGGGTAACCCAGGTAAAGTCCCAATACAAGAGCTTGCTACATCTAACGGTATGAGTAAAATACAGTCTTTAATATCTACTTATCAATACTATTTACAAATGATAAGAGATGTGACCGGACTTAACGAAGCTAGAGATGGTAGTTCACCTGATAAGTATGCTTTAGTTGGTTTACAAAAGTTAGCAGCAGCCAATAGTAACACAGCAACAAGACATGTGTTACAAGCTGGATTATATTTGACACTCAGAACGTGTGAAAATATATCATTAAGAATAGCTGATTCATTACAGTTCCCAACAACTTATTCAGCGTTAGTAAACGGTTTATCTACTTATAACGTTAAGACACTTGAAGAATTAAAATCTGTTAACTTACACGATTTTGGAATATTTTTACAATTAGAACCAGATGAAGAAGAAAAACAATTACTTGAGCAAAACATTCAAGTGGCTTTACAAAGCGGTCAAATTTATCTTGAAAATGCTATTGAAATTAGAGAGATAAAGAACTTGAAGCTTGCTAATAGAATGTTAAAAAAGTTTAGAGAAAAGAAACAAAAACAAGAACAACAAGCTCAACAACAAAATATTCAAGCTCAAGCTCAGTCTCAAGCTCAAGCTAGAGAACAAGAAGCGTTGGCTGAAACTCAAAAGCAGCAAGTTTTAACTGAACAAAAAATACAAATTGAACAAGCTAAATCTCAATTTGAGCAACAAAGAATGGAAATGGAAGCTCAAATAAAGAGACAATTATTAGAGCAAGAGTTTGGTTACAATATGCAATTAGCTCGAATAAACGCTCAAAGTAAAAGCGAAAATGAAGCTGTAAAAGAAGATAGAAAAGATCAAAGAACTAAAATACAGGCTACTCAACAAAGTGAGTTGATAAACCAAAGAAAAAATGATACTGAGCCTACCGACTTTGAAACAAAACAACCTCAAGGTCAAGAACAACCTCAACCACCTGCTGGTGGTATGCCTGTTGGGTTAGAAGGTATGCTTTAGTAAATTATTAATTATTATATTATATTATGTCAGAACAAGTGAAAACTGAGGGATCTTTTAAGGTTAAGAAAAAACCTGGAAGACCTAAAAAATTAAATAAAACAGAGGAAACTGTAAAAGTTGACTTAAGTAAAACTAAAGAAGATGCCGTTCAAGAGCCAGAAACAGAGAAAGTTGTGTTACAGTCTAGCGAGCAAAGCGAAGAAACAAGGGAAGAAACCAAAGTGGGATTGCAAGAAGTGGGAGAGCCACACAAAGAAGAAGTCGTTGCCGAAGAAAGTAAGAAAGAAGAAGTAGAATCGCCTATAGTAGAATTAAATAAAGAAGAAGATAAAACTATAGAACCTTTAGTTGACACTCCTAAACTACCTGATAATATAGACAAGCTTGTTAATTTTATGCAAGACACAGGTGGTACAATAGAAGATTATGTTAGGTTAAATGCAGATTATTCAAAAGTTGACCCTGGAGAATTATTAAAAATGTATTATACTGAAACAAAACCGCATTTAGATGCTGAAGAAATAGACTTTATATTAGAAGATAAATTTTCATATGATGAAAATTATGATCAAGACAGAGATATAAAGAAAAAGAAATTAGCATACAAAGAAGAAATTGTAAAAGCCAAAAACTTTCTTGAAGATATGAAGGGTAAATACTACGATGAGATCAAGTTGAAATCATCTGGTGACAATCCTGAAATGAAGAAAGCTATGGATTTTTTCAATAGATATAACGAAGAGCAAAAAATAGCAAATGAAAGACACAGTAAGTTTACTAAAAATACTGAAAAGTTTTTCAACAATGATTTCGAAGGTTTCGAATTTAATGTTGGAGAAAAACGTTTTAGATATAATGTAAACAATAGAGAAAGTGTCGCTAATAGCCAATCAAATTTAAATAATTTTGTAGAGAAGTTCTTTGACAAAAACGGTGATTTGAAAAACTATAACGAATACCATAAAGCTATTTATACTGCAGAAAATGCTGATGCTATGGCTAATCATTTTTATGAGCAAGGTAAAGCCGATGCTATTAAAGATATGATGGCTAAATCTAAAAATATAGATAACTCTCCTAGGACTACGTCTACAGGTGATGTGTTTATAAATGGATTAAAAGTTAAAGCAATTGCTGGAGTTGATAGTTCTAAGTTAAAATTAAAAATAAATAAAAAATAACTTAAAATTTAAAAAATGGCAACTGGAACATTAAATTCGCAAACGCCTGGGTTGGTTCCACATCCCGTAAAAGGTACTGCGTTAAATTCAAATTACATTCAGTTTACAGATAATGGTGGAGCAGATTTTTCTGACTTTGCAAAGCAATATCTACCTGAACTTTATGAAGCTGAAGTTGAAAGATACGGAAACCGTACATTAGGTGGTTTCTTGAGAATGGTAGGCGCTGAAATGCCTATGTCTTCTGATCAAGTTATTTGGTCTGAGCAAAATAGATTACACGTTGGTTACGAAAACTGTGCTATCGACGTTGCTGGTACTTATGGTAATGACACTATTGACATTACTTTAGATGCTGCTGATGCTGGTAACATGGCTATCAAAGTTGGTAACACAATCGTAGTTCAAGGTGCTGCTGCAGAAGTAGTATGTAGAGTAGAAAGAATCAATGAGGTTTCAACTACAGTTTATGAAATAGAAGCTGCTCCTTATGCTTATGCTGATCTTGTAGCATCTCCATTAGGTGATGGTGACGCTGTAACAGTATTTGTATTTGGATCTGAGTACGGTAAGGGATCTGAGCCTACTATTTCTACTATTACTCCTCAATTCCAACAGTATAACAACAAGCCAATGATCTTGAGAGATCAGTTCACCGTTAACGGTTCTGATGCTGCTCAAATCGGTTGGGTTGAAGTTGCTACTGAAGATGGAACTTCTGGATACTTATGGTACCTAAAAGCTGAGTCTGAAACAAGATTACGTTTTGAAGATTACTTAGAAATGTCTTGTGTTGAAGCAGTTAAATTTGACGCTGGTTCTACTAAAATTGGAGCTGCTATTACTGGTTCTGAAGGATTATTTGCAGCTATCAAAGATAGAGGTAATATCATGGAAGGTTTTGCTTCTGCTGGACAAGGTCCTGGAGCATTAGCTGATTTTGATGCTATCCTTAAGCAATTAGACAAAGAAGGTGCTGTTGAAGAAAACATGTTATTTGTTAACAGACAATTAGCTCTTGACATTGATGATATGTTAGCTGAAGTTGGTGCTGCTTCTCTTGGTGGTACAGGTTTTGGTTTATTCGATAATGATTCTGACATGGCGTTAAACTTAGGTTTTTCAGGTTTTAGAAGAGGTTCTTATGATTTCTACAAAACTGACTGGAAATACTTAAATGACGCTTCTACTAGAGGTATTATTGATTTAACAACTATCACTCCAGGTACACAAGCTCAAGTACAAGGTGTTTTAATACCTGCTGGTACATCTACTGTTTATGATCAAATTATGGGTCAAAACATTAGAAGACCATTCTTACATGTAAGATATAGAGCTTCTGAAACTGAAGATAGAAGAATGAAGTCTTGGATCACTGGTTCTGTTGGTGGTGCATACACTTCTAATCTTGATGCTATGGAAGTACATTTCTTATCTGAAAGATGTTTATGTACTCAAGGTGCTAACAATTTCGTATTGTTTACATCGTAACATAACAATTAAACTAGGGCGCTTCGGCGCTCTAGTTATTTATTTATTATATTATATATTATTATGAAAACAAAACAAGCTCCAGTTGCTGAAAAAAGCTGGGAAATAAAAGATAGAACTTATTTGTTAACTGGTAATAGAACACCACTTAGGTTAACATTACAATGTAGGTCTAGTAAACACGTGCCTTTACTTTATTTTGATGAAGAAAAAGGTTACAATAGAGAGTTGAGATATGCGACAAACCAAAAATCTTGTTTTATAGATGAGCAAGATGATAAAGCTTTATTAGGTCATGTTGTATTTTCAAGAGGTGTTTTAATAGTGGATAAAAGCCAACAAGCATTACAAAAACTATTATCATTATATCATCCTAGAAAAGGAAAAACATATTATGAATACGATGTTGTAGAAGAAGCTACTGATGAACTAGAAGATCTTAATTTAAGTATTGATGCTCTTAATTTAGCTAGAGAAATGGAGATTGATGAAGCAGAAGCAATAATGAGAGTAGAGATTGGATCTGAAGTTTCAAAAATGAGTTCTAAAGAAATAAAAAGAGATTTAATGCTTTTTGCTAGTAAAAATCCAGGTTATTTTATTGAACTAGCAAATGATGAAAATGTTCAATTAAGGAATTTTGGAATCGTTGCTTGTGAAAATGGAATTATAAGACTAGCTCAAGATCAAAGAACTTTCTCTTGGGGTAGCAATGGTAGAAAATTAATGAATGTGCCTTTTGATGAAAATCCATATTCAGCATTAGCTGCTTGGTTTAAAACTGATGAAGGTGTAGAAGTTTACAAGTCTATCGAGAAAAAGTTAAAATAACAAGTGATTATAATCATTAGGGGTTGGGATTGCCAGCCCCTTTTTTAAAATATTAATATGTCAGTAAGTGTAGATACAGTATATAGAACCGTCTTGTTGATACTTAACAAAGAGCAACGTGGATATATGACACCAGATGAATTTAACAAAATAGGTAGTCAAGTACAGCGTGAAATATTTGAAAGGTATTTTGAGGATATAAATCAACAAGTAAGAATACAACAAAGCGAGTTTGACTATGCTAATAGAGTATACAATACTGATGGTAAAATTGCAGAATTTAAAACTGAAAACATTCAAGCTTCTCCAGCTGATGAAAAAACAATAACAGGTACAAATCCTTTCACTGTTCCAAGTGAGTTGTACAGATTAAATACTATTACTTATGAAGCTGGCTCTGATATAGTGGAATTACAAAGAGTTACTAGAAATGAGTATTACAACATAGCTAAGTCAAAGCTAACAAAACCAACTAAATCTTGTCCCGTATATTTATATGAAGATAATAAAGCTATAGTATATCCTAGTACTATTGTGTCTGCTGATGATATAAAAATGCAATATGTTAAAAAACCAGAAGACATTAGATGGGGTTATACTGTAGGAGCATTGGGTCAGTATTTATTTTCAGATTACATATATGATGCTACTTCATTAAATATTGGTAATGCTTTAATATATATAGATGAAAATTTTGATCCTGCAGACACTACACCTGTAGTTGATGGAAGTTATACAAATATATCGCAATCAAGCACTAGCGGTAGTGGTAGTGGAGCAGCTTTTGACATAGAAATATTAGGTGGTCAAGTAATTTCAATAAATGTTGTTACGCCTGGAAGTGGTTATGCTGTAGGAGATGGAATAACATTTGATGCTTCATTGTTTGGTGGTAGTGGCCCAAGTGAATTAATACTTGAATTACAAGAAGCTAGTTTATTTTCTGGATCACAACAAGGTTATATAGATTTTGAATTACATAATTCAGAAAGAGCTGAAATAATTTTAAATGTATTACTATATGCTGGTTTAGTAATAAGAGATCCTGCTATAATACAGTCTGCAATGAATCAGATACAAAAAGAAGAAGTTAACGAAAAACAATAATAAAAGATGTCATTAATAACTGAAAACAACGCACAATATTATTCTGGTCAACAGACTTTTTCTGCTTTATCTGCAGCACTTGATCCTACGTTTGAGTGTACTTTTAATGTAGATGTTGTTAGTGCTTTTAACTCACTTGGTGTACAAGTAAATTCATCTTCAAACTATACTATATATTTAGATGGTGATCCTCAAGATGAAGATTTATCTTATATATCAGATGCAGCTAATAACATTATAACTCTTCGGGGCACTTATACAGCCGCACAGGTTTACGTAGAGTTAAAGCAATTCGCTATTAATCAAAATTACAATAGTTATTCATATATATCATTAGATGATGTTATAAACAACTTTATGGTTGGTTATGTAGGCTATGAAAAGATAATACCAAGAGTAAACAAGACTGATGTTGTATTTCACGCCAAAAGAGGTTTGCAAGAATTTAGTTATGACTTGTTAAAAGTTTTAAAATCACAAGAGTTAACTATACCACCAAGTTTGACAGTACCAATACCTCAAGACTATGTTAATTACGTTAAAGTATCATGGGTTGATGATAATGGTGGTAAGCACATAATATATCCTACTAGAGTAACAAGTAATCCTACAGAATTACCTATTCAAGATGCCGATGGTATACCAGAGCAGGATTATTTTAGCAATAATTTAGAAGCTAACAACTCTATAACAGATGATAGGTGGGCTAATCAAAAGTTAACAACTGACTGGCAGTATGAGTGGAATGACATGATTCCTTATCCAGGTTTATTAGGCGAAAGATATGGGTTACAACCAGAAGAAGCGCAGACTAACGGTAAGTTTACGATTAATGAAAGATTAGGTAAGTTTTCTTTTACTAGTGATCTTGTAGGTAAAATTATTATATTAGAATATATATCTGATGGTTTAGCTTACGATGCTGACATGAAAATACCTAAACTCGCTGAAGAGGCAATATATATGTATATTATACACGCAGTCTTGTCTACTAGAAAAGGTATACCAGAGTATATAATAAATAGGTATAAGAGAGAAAAATCAGCAGCGTATAGAAATGCTAAAATAAGATTAAGCAACGTTAAGATAGAAGAAATTGCTCAAGTAATGAGAAACAAATCTAAATGGATTAAACATTAAGCATGGCAGAAATTAAAAATACTTTTGTCAAGTCCAAAATGGACAAAGACCTAGACGCTAGATTGTTACCAAAAGGTGTTTATAGAGAAGGAGTAAACATATCAGTTAGTACATCTGAAGGTGATGATGTTGGTTCACTTGAAAATATACCTGGTAATGTAGATTTAACAAATTTTAATCTTGATGGTGTAGGCTTAGAGGTAATAGGCCATTGCGTAGACTCTAGATCAGACGATATATTTTTATTTATAACTAATTATTCAGACACATCTACTAACGAGTTAGATAGATTTGCTTTAGGACCCGCTACGTCTTCATGTATAAAACAGAACATTCAGCTTAATATAACTCAAAACATAACAGGTGGAACACCTGGTGTTTATCCTTCAGCAACTTATACACCTGTTGCTTTAGGTAGTTTTACCGTATTAGTAAATGGTTCTGGCGTAGTCTCAAGTGTTGTTATGAGTTCACCAGCAACTGGTAATAGTGGTTTTCAAGTTGGTGATGTTTTAACTTTTCCAGCTGCTCAATTTGGTGCCATTGCTCCAGATTTGCAAATAACTATTAGACAAGAAGATCTTCATTATAGCAATGGTTCACAACACTATATAGTTAGGTATAACGCTATTAGCCAAATAAGTGAAATATTAGTTCAAGGTAATTTTTTAAATTTTTCCAAGACACATAGAATACAAGCTAACTTATTAGAAGATCTTTTATTTTTTACAGATAATAGAAATCAACCTAGAAAGATAAATATAAACACAGCTATACAAAATCCTATAACATATTACACTAGTGAAGATCATGTGTCTGTAGCTAAGTTTTCTCCTGTTTATTCACCTGAGTTTGTTAGATATGATAATGTTTCTCCCGTTGCTCAAGAGTACAAATCTACACTTAAAAACACATGGGACGAGTGGTTACCTCCTTTCTTTACTGGACCCGCTGACATAGCACCAGCTACAGCTCCTTTAGGAGCTAACTCTTTATTTTTTAGAAGTTCTTTAAACACAGGTTACGATGATTTAACAACCTATATAGATAATACTGGGACTATTTTACCACCTAACACTGAGTTTAAACTACAAAACTTAACAAGATCAGGTGAAGAAGAGTATTTAGTGTATCAAATACAAAGTGCTAATGAAATGGAAGTTGCAAATTCTTCTGGAGTAAGAATAATACAACCTTTTTCAACTGCATTACCAACTTGGCAAGATGGTGATGTGTATGCAGTTTCATCTAAAAATCCAGATTATGACTCAACTGCTTCTAGCTCTGGTAGTAGAGAGTTTATGGAAGAAAAATTTGTAAAGTTTTCATATAGGTTTAAATATGAAGATGACGAATACTCTTTATATGCGCCTTTTTCTCAACATGCCTTTGTTCCTAAACAATTAGGTAGTTTTATATATGGACAGGATGATGAAGCCAAAGAATCTGGTTTAGTTAATTTTATGGAAAATCAAATTAACTATGTGGATTTAGTTTGTAAAATGCCTTACGTTTTAAATGATTTAAAAGAAGAATTAAAAATAAAGCAAATAGACATATTATATAAAGCTTCTGATGAAAATAGTATAAAAGTCGTAGCTGAACTAAATGAAGATGATTTTACAAAAGCACCTCTTACAAATATAAATATAATTGGTTTTGCTGGAGGTACTGGTTACAATCCAGGTACTTTTGATGTTGAAGTACCATCAGCCACAGGTACAGGGGCTATATTTAGACTTACATTTACTGGTCCACCAGCTGCTGCGGTTTTAAGTTCAGTAAGTTATAATCCTGGTGAATCAAGAGGGCAGGGTTACAAAGTAGGTCAATTACTTCAAGTACCTGCTGTATTATCTGGATCTTATGGTCCTGGATCAGGAGCTGTAATAGGTACTGTTTCTGCTATTTCTAATGAGTTAATATACACTTACAACTGTACGCAGCCTATAAAAACTTTACCAGAAAGAGTATTAACTAGAGCTAGTGATATAACACCTATTAGAGCATTAACACAAGAGATAGTAGGTAATAGGGTTGTATATGGTAATTTTCTACAAAATTCTGAAACAATAAGTAATCTAGACTATAACGTAGAAGTGTCTGAAAAAGAAAACTTTTCTGGATCAGCTAGAAATACTTTACCACAAACAAGAAGAGAATATTATAATCATACTGTAAAACAAGGAAGAACTTATTCTGTAGGTTTTATACTTTATGATAGATTTGGTAGATCATCTAATTTGATAATTAACGAAAAATCAGATGTTAATGGTGTTTCAAATTCTACAATATATACACCTTTTACAGACGGCGGAATAAGTCCGATGGATTGGCCTGGTAATAG